TTAGTTCACCCTCTAAGTAAACAGTATTTTCACTTGGTAAGAAATCTTTATATCCACTCCAATTGGAAACGATAATTGGTTTACCTGTTGTTGCAAACTCTGCAAGTGGTCTACCATAACCCTCACCCTTTGTGAACATTAACATCGCTTTAACTTTTTCATCATTATATAAATCATTTAATTCTGATTCAGATAAATCTCCAAATACTAAATGAATAGGAGGACACTTATCTCCATATTCTTGTGTTAGATTTTTTAGATTACTTGCCATTTTTTCTCTATCTCCAACCGAAAATCCAGCGTGAGATGTTTTTAGAATAAGACCAGGTTGTTGATTCTTTGGTAAATTTTTGAAAACAGTACAAAATGTTTTTACCATCATCCCAACATCTTTTCTATCATGTCCCAATCCACCAGCTAACCAATGTCCTACATACAAAAAGTTAAAATCAGTATCAACTGATTCTAAAATAGATGATTTTGATTTACCATTAAATACTGAAGTATCCACTCCTTCAAATAATACTTCAACTGGTGTAGTTAATTTTAATTCACCAATTTTTTCTTGAGTTTGTTTATTAACTTGAGTATATGTTGTTTTAACTAAAACATCTTTTGTAAATTCTGATGGAGTTATTACCAAATCCATTAAGTTACTACCTTGAATAAACTCTTGTGGTGCAGTTGTAGTTTCAACTCCAGCAGTAATACCAATATTATATTTACCAACTTTTTTAAATTCATTAGCAACTGATACTTGTATAAAGATATCAGGTTGTCTATCAACTTGTGTTGCTATATTTTGAATTATCTTTTTACCAAATTCTGTTTGTGGATTAATTTGGTCTTGTGGAGTGTTTCCCCATCTTGTTGGTACGATTTTAATATCGTATTTATCTAATTCGAATAGTGATTTCAAGATATCTCTTGAATGGTCACCATAACCACTTCTTGTAGCTATAGGTGCTTGATATACTAATAATGGTTTATTCATCTTCTATTTCTCTTAATCTGTTTTCTTCTTCGTTTCTTAAACATCTCTCAATTGAGAGTTTTGTTAGTGTTGTAATTTCTTCTAATTTTTCTGGTTCATGTGGTGAGTTATAACACTCAAATCTTGTAGTTTCGATTTCGTTATCTTGCAAAGTTAGAACATGATAATCATCACCAAGTTCTTTCATGTTATGAATAGCTCTACGAGATTCATTAACTTGATTATTTGTCCAATAACCTGGAAATCTAACAATAAAGATTGGTTTAGACATTATCTAAGTTTATATACATTAAACTTCTTTTTTGGTTTCCAATTTTTAAATGTAGTTTGAATTCCATCGTGAAGAGTTTTACACATATTTTCTGAGTTTAATCCCATTTTACCTAAGAATTCATCTCTACCCTTCAATCCTCGTTCTCTTCTATCTTCAGGATGTATATCATACCAGTATCTAATTGCATCTGCAACATCATGTACATCTACTTTATCATCAATGATATAAGGAGTTGGAAGTGAACCAACCATTGTTTGAACTCTTGGCCATACTGGTTTTACCCACTCACCATGAGTTACTTTATCTTCCCATTCTCTCCAATCATGAAGTGAACCAATTTGTTTATAATTTTCTGCAGTAAAGTATTCACCTGTTGATTTCTTTTTGAATCCACATTGGTCTTGTAATCCACCAGTAACATTTACAATGATAGGAGTACCTGCCATTACTGATTCTGCAGTTGTTAAACCAAATCCTTCGTTACCTGCAATATTAATTGTACAATCTGAAATATTATAAAGATGATTTAATTGTTCTTGGTTTATTCTATCTGTTGAGAATTTAATATCACATCCTGGTGCAATCCTATCAGCAACAGCAATTAAATCTGTACCATTTTGGTCTTGAGGTGCGGTATGCATAATCAAACAAACCTTATCTCTATCTTCTTCTGGTAACCCATCTACAAATTTCTTGAATGACCAAATTACATCAGATGGTTGTTTTCTTTTGATATTTCTATTCATCCAAAATAAAACAAACTTATATTCTTTATCACCAAGTAATTGTTTTTTGAAATCCATTGGTACTGCAGTTGGTTTATATGTATCAGAATTAATACCATGTGGTACATAAGATACTTGCCAATCTTCTAAGGGTTTGATTGTTTCTGAATCAATATCACCAACTCTACTTACGATACCATAAGTTTGTCTTGAGATACATCCCAACCAATCACAACTTTCGTAGTAATTTCTGTTGTAATGAGGGTCTGGTAAATCATCCCATATATGATAAAATAGAATTGGAATGTTTTGTCTAACTTCTGCTTCCATTTCATATAACCATCTCCAATATCTTGGGTCTGTGAAGTGTAGGATTGCATCTGGTTGATGTCTCATTATCAATTCTCTTAGAATATTTGCATCACCATACCCAGTCCAAGGTATAATCTTAAGTGAAGCATCCTTTACTCCACTTACTTTTCGAGCATCTTCACCCAAATCTATTTCTTTACCCTTTTCTGGATGATTTACTGCCGCACCTAATTGAACCCAATCATAATGTTCTAAAGTTCCAAAAACTAATTCTTTGGATACTGTTGCAATACCTGATGACATCCTTAAATCATCAGATAATAGTAGAATTTTCTTCTTTGCCATTAACCTTTATTTAAATTGTTCTAAATCTTCTGTAATTATTCATTTTAACCCTAAATGCATTTCCTAAATACTTTTTAGTTTCAACTCTATCATTAAATTCATTACGAGTTTGGTTAAGTTGTGAATTACCGTTGTCTTGTTGTTTCATAATTAAAATTGAGAGCCACTCTCATGTAGATTTTCATAATTATTAATTTCTAATCTAAAGTCATCATCTTCAATATATTTGTTAACTGACCTATTAACCAGTTTTTGGAGTGTAATATTTGAATCGAAGGATAATCTTTTAAATTTTGAATAGATATCTTTTATTATCTTTACAGTTGTAAGTTTTGTTTCTGCCATAACTTTCCTTTTATTGTTTTATATAAATATATACAAATATAAAAAACAAACTAATTCCAGGCAGAACATAAACCTCTTTCTTTAAATTCACACCACTTACAATGGTTTCCTTTATTAGTTGGAAAATGTGTTTGTATAATCTCACCTTCTTCACCAAATACAGAATCAACAAAATTCATAAAACCTTTCCAAGCCATGTTCATTGAAGGTTTACCATTGGCTGGAACGAATTTGGAGATTCGTGGGATAGGGAATTCATAATCTTCACTAACCTTTCGTTTAAGTATCTGATATTCTACTCTGATTTTATCTAATGGTATATTATACTTATCTGAATAGAATTTTTTGTACAATAACATTTGAGAAGTTTTTACTTTATCAGCTTTTTGATATTTGTTCCAACCTCTTGTTGAAGTTTTCAAATCAATGATAACATAATCTTGAGTAGTTTTATCTTTAAGAAGTACATCAATAAATCCAATGAAATGAACACCAGGTTTAATCTCAGCGTTCAACCTCTGTTCTATAGCGATTAACTCAAATCCACTTTTAGTATATAGTTTATCTAATTTTTTGGTAAAATAAGATAATATTTTTTTACCATCATCAAAGAACTCACCCAAATCTTCCTTAGTACAAGGATACTTTCCTTCTTCCAACTTATCAGATTCTTTTGTAAATTGTTCTACAAGTTGTTTGTATAACATATCTTCAAGATTCAATTGAAGTGCTTGTTTCTTAGTTACATTATACATCACATCTAAGAAGTGTTGTATTGTTTCGTGCATTGCACTACCGAAAATCGTGTGGATATTTGCTGAGGATGTTCCTAACTTATCAATATAATTTAACTTATATTGTTCTTGACAGGTTGAATACATACCATATTGAGAATAACTTACTCTTGCCATACTTTTATGTTTTATTTACTATGTAAATATACGAAAAAAAATTGAGAAATCCAAATATTTAAACCTTTAATTTCAGTTTAGTTATTTGTTTTTTATCAATTCCATACTTTTCACATATATACTTTATATTTTCTCTACCTTCTCTTGTTGAATAAAGTATCTCACAATAATCTTCTGCCTCTTTTGAAGAACACATAAAATCTTGTATCATTAAATCAACTAACCAACTTTCATATTTGTTATCCTTCTTACCTTTAGTATATTTTAGAAAATATCTACCCTTTGGAATAATACCAATTAAAGAAAGATATAGTTGTTTTGGTTCTAATACTTGAGTATAAGGTTGTATCTCAGAAAGAACTTCTATCCAATCAGGATTCATAGAAAGAAAACGATGAACCATATAGTTGCTCCAAGTTTTCTTATCACCATCTTCAAGTTTATCCCAATAATTTGGGTCTTGAAATTGTGTAACTGCTTTTATGTGGTCAAATAACGATTTAGCCATTATTCTGTAATTCCTTTGGTAATAACTCTTTATTGATTTCTCCACAATCTCCACATAGATATAATTCTACTGGTATGATTGCATCTTGTGGAGTACCTGTTATCATTTTTGAAATCTTCAAAAACTTAGTACCTGGTATAAATACAGTACCACCACATTCTTGACATTTCATTTCTGTTGCCTTAGATAAATCTATCTTTGGTTGTTGAGGTGGGGGTGTATTTCCACCATTATTCATTCCTATAATCTTTGCCATAATTTATTTATTTAATCGAACCATTGTGAA